GGGAAGAAAAAGATGCTCGATTCATTGTTTGGGCTGGCAACCGACGTCGTGAAGATCGCGGCTGCGCCAGTGAAGATCGCGACTGACGTCACTCGTGCTGTCACCAAGCCACTGGCTGACGTGGCGACCGAGATCGCCGACGAAGTCGAGCGTGAAACGCGCGACCTCAGGAATGGGAGCTGAGTCCGCATGCTGACCCTTCCCACCGTCTCCCGCTCCCGCCTCGGCCTCCGGCCGATCGACTGGACCGGGCTGCCGAAGCGCTTCATGAATGAGTCCGAACTGGAGACGCTGATCGCGCTGGTCGCCAGCGTGCGGCCGTCCGCGGTGCTGGAGTTCGGCGTCAATACCGGCCGCACCGCGAAGGCGATCCTCGCCAACGTGCCGGGCATCCGCAGCTACCAGGGCATCGATGTCACGCGTGGCTACGTCACCGCCAAGGCCGTGCAGCGCAACGAAGTTCCGGACCGCCCGGGCGAGCTGGTCGAGGGCGACAGCCGCTTCCACCTCGTGCTCAGCCCGCGCGGCTCGCTGGACCTGACCGCGGCCGAGCTGCAGCCCTGCGATGCTGCGTTCATCGACGGCGACCACGGCCGCGAGGCTGTGATGCACGACACACGCCTTGCGCGCCAGCTGGTGCGGCCGGGCGGCATCATCATCTGGCACGACTATCACGACCTCGGCAACGTGGACGTGCGCGAGTGCCTGCACGAGATGGCCGAGGCCGGCCAGCCAATCATCCATGTGCACGGCACCTGGATCGCCTACCAGCGGGTGCCCGCATGAACACGCCGGACCTGGTCACGATGGAGGAGGCGCGCACGCAGTTGCGCATGGACGCAGACCTGCCAGCGGGCAACCTTGGCCTGTACATCACCGCGGCCTCTGAGCAATGCGTGGAATTCCTGGGCCGGCCGCTGTACCTCACGCAGGATGATCTCGACGCCGCCCTGGCCAGCGTCACAGAGCCCGAGGAAGACCCGAACGCGATGGTGGTCAACGCCAGCATCAAGGCGGCCTGTCTGATGCAGGTGGAAACGCTCATGCGCCATGCCGGTGACAGCGAGCAGAGCCCGCTGAACCGCGCCAGCACCAACCTGCTGTGGAAGTTCCGCGTGGGGCTGGGCGCCTGATGGCCTGCCAGGCCTGCCAGCGCCGGCGCGAGCGCATCCGCGAAACCATCCGCCGCTGGCGTGAGCGGAGGCGCAAATGAGACCGGCCGGCGATCTCGACAAGCGTGGCGGGCTGTATCAACTCTCTGACGCGCGCGACTCAGCCAACGAGCAGTTGGGGCAGTGGGTGCTAGTGGTTGAGCGCTGGGCGGCGATCGAGCCGATCAGCGGCCGCGAGTACTACCTCGCGCAAGAGCGCCATGCCGAAGTCAGCACCAAGGTCACGCTGCGCTATTGCCCGCAGGCCACCGCAGCGATGCGCTGGAAGTATGGCAATCGCTGGTATGACGTCATCTCCGTGATCCACCCGAATGAGCGGCACGACGACACCGTGCTGATGTGCAACGAGCTGAAGCAGGTGCCGGCATGAAGCTCAATGTCGATGTCAAAGGCGCCGAAGAGCTGGCGCGCAAGCTCAAGCTGCTGGACCTCACTAAGCAGCAGAAGGCCATCAAGGCCGCCGGCCGTGCTGCTTTCAAGCCAGTGCTCGAGGACGCACGTCAGAACGTGCCGGTGGATTCGGGGCTGCTGCGCGACTCGCTGCGCCTTGCCACGCGCACGCGCTCCGGCGGGCAGTACCCAATCGAGGTTGGGCTGACCGTGCGCAACACAATCAGCTACGAGGATGCCGAAGGCGCCGCGCTGATCCGTACCCGCTTCGGCCGGCGAGGTCTCAAGGTCGGCGGCCGGCGCATCAAGGGCCGTGGCAAGCGCATCAGCGTCGAGACTGGCGCCGCTTGGCGCTGGCATTTCATCGAGACCGGCGTTCCGTCGCGCGGTATTCCTGCACGGCCGTTCTTGCGCCCCGCGCTCGCGCGCAACAAGGAGGCCGTGGACAGGATCTTCCGCGAGCGAATGGCAGCCCTGGTCGAGCGCCTCGCAAAGTCATGATCGCGCAGAACGTCATCACCCATCTGCTGGCCGAGCCGCAGGTGGTGGCCCAACTCGGCCAGCGGATCACGCCTGACACCATTCCGCAGGGCAGCGCGAAGCCCTGCGCCGCCGTGACGGAGATCGTCACCACCGTCGTCAACACGCTCTGCGGCTATGCCGGCAAGCGCAATGCGCGCGTGCAGGTGGACGTCTATGGCGTGAAGACCAGCACCAAGGGCGGCGCGCAGATGGTCAGCGCCGCCGCCGATGCCATCGAGGCGCGCATGCGCGTTGCCGCCCCGCAGTTCACCTCCCTTCTTCTGAGTCGCGTCGGCGGTTACGACGACGCGGTGCAGGAACACCACGTCCGCATGGACTTTTCACTCTGGAGCAAATCATGAGCAACGAAGCACTGGGCTTTGACCAGGTCCATCTGCAGATCGGCGATGGCGCAAGCCCCGAAGTATTCACGCGAGCCTGCAGTGTGCAGAGCTTCGACGGCCCGACGAAGAGCCGTGCAGCCTACGACACCAGCACGCTGTGCGATCCCGCCAAGACCTTCCGCGCCGGCCAGGCGGGCAACGGCACCATCAGCCTCAACATGGTGCGCGAGCGTGAGGAGGATGACTTCGATGAACTCGACATGGCGTACGACGATAACGAGCTGATCAACATCCGTATCGTCAACGCGGCAGTTACGCCCAACACCTACATCCAGTTCGCTGCGTTGGTGACGGAGCTGAAGCTGTACGGCGTCGCCATCGACCAGGCCGTCACCGCCACTGCAACCCTGACCGTCTCCGGCGAGATCACCGACGGCACGGTGAGCCCGTGAGCCTTCGCGACCAGATCCTCGCAGCGCAGGACCTGCGCCACGAGGATGTCGAGGTGCCCGAGTGGGGCGTCAAGGTGCGTGTCCGCACGCTGCGTGGCGAAGAGATTGACGCCTGGGTGCAGGCGCATATCGACGAGAAGGGCGCGCCGCGTGACGGCCCGGATCGCATGATGCGGATCTTCGTCGCCTGCGTGGTAGACCCTGAAACCGAGGCGCCACTGTTCACGCTCGCCGACATTCCGGCGCTGCAGAAGAAGTGCGCCACAGCAGTCAGCGGTCTGGCCGGCATCGCGCTCACGCTCAACGGCGGCAAGGCAAAAAACTAGCAGAGCGGCCGGCCGAGCAGTTCCTGTTTCGGCTATGCCGGTCGCTCGGATTCGCTCACCCGGATCAGCTCAAGGCCACGCTCACCGTCAGCCAGATCAATGACTGGATGGCATTCGAGAACCTGGAGCTGGACCAGCGTCGCCGCCCGGTGCCGCAGAAACAGCCGCAGAAACATCCCCCCGGAACCCTGTTCACGCGCCTTCGCGGCGCTGTGAGGTCTGCTCATGGCACAAACCCTGTCGGAACTGCTGGTAAGGCTCGGCGTTGATCCGGGCACCTACTACCAGGAATTGGACAAGGCGCAGCGCCGCCAGAAGAACTGGGCCGACAGCTGGAAGGCGATCGGCCGCGATGTCGGTGCTGCTACCGCGCTCTATGCCACAGCCTTCACCGCGCTCGTCAAAGGCCAGATCAACAGCCTCGACGAGCTGGACGAAGCCGCGCAGAAGACGGGCGCAAGCGTGCGGGCGCTGTCCGAGCTGAACTACGCCGCGAGCCTTGAAGGGGTCGAGGACTTCACCGGCGCGATGGTGAAGCTGAACAAGTCACTCGCCGAGTCCGCCAACCCTGCCAGCCAGCAGGCCGACGCCCTGAAGGCGCTGGGTGTCAGCGCGACCGATGCCGCCGGAAAGATGCGCAGCACCGATGAGGTGCTGATGGACATCGCTGCGGCTTTCGCGGGTGCCGAGGATGGCGCAGCGAAGTCGCAGATCGCGATGGCGCTTTTCGGCAAGACCGGCGCCGACCTGATCCCGTTTCTGAACAACGGTGCCGAGGGGCTGGCTCGGCTGCGCGGCGAGGCGCAGAAATTCGGCATCACTGCGAGTGACGAGGCGGCAGCGTCGGCAGGCCAGCTCAACGACAACCTGTTCCGTCTCCGCGCGCTGGCGCAGGGTGCAGCGAACCAGGTGGCGGCTGGGTTGGTGCCGACGCTCGCGGATATGTCCGGGCATTTCGTGGCAGGTGCCAGGGATGGCGCTGCCATGGAGGTTGTCGTCCGGCAGATCGACACAGGCGTTCGGCTGCTGATCAGCAGCGGTGTTGTGTTGAACGGCGTGTTGCAGTCCACGGGCAAGCTGCTCGGAGGCATGGCTGCCGCGATCAATGCGCTGAGCCAGGATCGTGCCTGGTATGAGTACATCGTGCCGCCACTCGCGATCAGCCGGACGATGCGGAATTTCGGTGAAGCGGCCGAGGCGATGAGTTTCGGTATGGAGGACGCACAAGGCTCGGCGACGGACATGATGGAGTCGCTC